GGTGGTTTTTGTTCATTTACCAAATGATTTAAAGTACCTGATTTTGGATCGTATGTTAATACAAAAATAAAACCTATGAGAAAGATTAATTGCCAAAACATTTATAATAAGTGGCTAAATTAAATTAAGTTAAATTAGTTAGAATACATCAAACCACCCATACCGTTTTCGATACGGAGGATATTGTAGTTGACGGCGTATATAGTTTTATCGAAGTTTTTGTTATCGGAAACGAGCCTCGCCGAATCGAGTCTACTAAAGTTGAGGGACCCAGTTGGTTGGAGCTTAGCCGTATTGAGACAAAATGGAATTCTTAAAAATTCCTTCCCCATATCTGTGTAATCTACGTGGTAAAAAGCCATAGCACATGTAAAATGTGGTACTACATTTTTGAAATCTGTTACATCTACACCATTTATTTGAAGTTTGAGTTTTGTTAAATCTGATTCACTGCTCATATTAGTTGAAGATTTTGCGACCAAATATTTTATTGGGTGATTAAATGGTAATTCTTGTACTCTTGAACTAGCACCAACAACTTTTTGAGTTTGTGTGATAAGCATGTTTTGTGGCATGGAAGACAAAGCGGTACGCTCATCGGTGTCGAGGTGAATGAATTGGGCATAAACTTCCGCGTCTTCTGTGGCTGTACCACCCCATGTAATTCGTAATTCAACATCGTGGTATTGAAGAGCAATCAATGGCAAAGCCGATTGAGCATTTTCACAGAACGAAAATCGAAGTGGGTAAAATCTGTCGCTTGTGTCATCGTAAAGGTGTTTTGTAAAAGTTTGGTTACCTACCTTTTTAAAGAGTTCCCTGGAAAATTCATCAGTTTGTTCGTCAATAACCTGACCACCTATTAAGAGTTCGACCTTTGAAATACGACCTGCCCACGATACGGCGTTTGGATTTCTGTTTGCGATGTATACGTATCCGAGCATATCTCCCTTTCTTTCGAAACGAACAGTGGACATACCATTTGCGGTTGGGTTGCCCTGGATAACCTGTCTTTCGACAGTTTGGGCGAAATTCGTGTGACGTTTATAGTTAGATCTAAAGAAGGAAACTTCGGGTTGACCGACGAGGTGCGCGTCTTGTGCACCTATAGCAACGAGTTGAGCAATACCTCCAGACATGTTTTATATTATAGTAAGGTTTTATTTTTTTAAATTAAGAAAATCCAATTGCATTCATGTAAATATTTCCGTAAAGGTTCGATAGGGTCATGAGTGCGTGTTTGTCTTGGGTAACTGAAACATTGGATGTCATAGCATAAAAGTTGACGTTCGACATGGTGGATGAAATGTTTATATCACTCCCACTCGCAAGTATAGGTATAACGATTTGTGCACCTGTTATGAGATTTGAGAATACGAGATTCGAAACGTCGGTTGTCGAAACAACGAGTGGTGCCGTTCCGTACGTTTTTTCTTTTGCATCTACCGTTATCGTACCTGAAGTTACCGAAGCCGTTATATCCGTATTCGTTAATTTTATGTTTTGTGAAGTTGTATTTCCCGAAACAGTTAAAGTGTTCGTTATTACACCACCGAGAGTAAGTACATTTGCGGTTACATTGGAACCTACTGCTGAACTTACGACATCATCTAAACCAAATGGTGACGCTGCAATATTTAACTCTCCTATGGTAATATTATCCGCCGAAACGTTACCCGAAACCGTGAGTACATTAGACCCGAGTGAGTTTATTGTAAGGTTCGAACCTATCAATACATTTGCATTTTCTTCTGATACGTTATAGAATGTATCACCTCTTAATCCTCCTGAGTCATAAATTTCTCCCGTGATAGTGTTGTACGATAAAACGTTTCGTGATGGGGACGCATAACTTGGATCGAGTTGGATCGCGTTCACGACGAACAAATTTGATTTTGTTCCATTCGTTGATTTAAGCGTGATTTTGTTTACAAAATCAATATTTGAAGTTATTTCAATACCGGTTGTTGCGTTTGAAAATCGAACGACGTTAGATGATATATTACCACTATCTGTAATTTCCTGTAAAGTTGAAGGAACGTCATCCCATGCTATCCCAGTCGCAGAACTTCTAAGAAACCTTTTAGTTGAATCACCCGGTGTATACGGTGAAAGTGTAGACAAAGCAGTTCCTGATACCGGTCCTAATAATAATTCATTTTCTGCTACTGAAGTTAAACCGGTACCACCTTCGGTAATTAATACTTGTGAACTCAATTTTGAGGGGTCGAGAGATGTAATAGCCGAACCATCACCATAAAATTTATTTGCTGTAACATTTCCAGTAACGACTACATTACCAGAAGCTGTTATCGAAGTTAATGTATCTGTAGCTAAAATAGTAGATGCATTCACATTATCACTATTAACGTTACCATTCAAAGTAATTACATTTACATTATCCCCTACGACGTTACTGTTTACTGTAATAGCCGATAAATTACCGGACGTGAGTGTTAAGTTGTTTTGTGCGATAATATTACCAAGAACATGAAATGTAATAAGATTTGAGGGTGTATACAATACATGGTTATCCGTAACGACATTATCTGTGTACCCAAGTACTAATTCGTGTTCGTAAGTATCTTGACCATCAGGTTCACCATGGTGTATAAACGCGATATTATGTTCAGGGTGTCCCATAATTATACCAACATCGAGTGAATGAGACACGTTGTTATTTGCGATACCCAAAACTCGATCGTTAATGACTAAAGAGTTCGACTCAATACTAAATGTGTTACCTAGAACCGATAAATTACCAGTGATTTCGACATTTGATGATATCGTAGTTGTATCATTATTATATTCTATTACCGAATCGCGTAAAAACTTATCTGAACCTACGATTGGTACGAAACCTGATCTTAACCCCGAAACCTGTATGTTACTTCCAACGTGAACATTACCACTCGATATAAAACCGGTTGTTGCGTGTGTTGATTGTATAGTATTTTGTGTTGAGTTACTCCACGACGTAACCATATCCAAAGTTTGGTTATTTGCACTCAAATTTGAAGCGAGTATCTTTTTGAGTTCGTTACCTGAACTATTCACGTAAACGTAAGAAGGTTGTGCATAAACTTCCTCTGCGTTCGGAATATCATTCGAACGACCAACACCCGTAACAAGAATTTTATCACCGGATTTAACAACTATACCAACGTTTTGTATTTTATCCGTGTTATTAAACGGAATCGTGTTCATTAACTCACCGGGTGTGGTGTTACTCACATAAAGTATTTCACCTTTTTGAAAATTCGCGTCAAACGTCATACCAAACGTACCAAAAGTAACGACATGTCCGTTATTGTTTTGGGCTATATTACCATCCATAACAATACCTATAGCAGGCATGGTTGAAGCACTCGATGAATCTGCTTTTCTTACTTCGGGTGTATCTCCAGAACCATCATGTATATAAACAACATCACCTTTTGAAAGTGCTTCACCCGCTTTAACTTCTATGGAAGTAAAGTCTATGTAATCGTCTATCCAATTTCCATCGATATAAAGTAAACTTTTATGATCATCTGGATCTGTTATGATGACATTAGAGAGTTGGCCGAGTTTAACACCTACATTAGACGTAAGATCGGTCGTAAACGCCGTGTGTGTATTCGTAAACAGAACTGTATTCGAGGTTGAATTACTCGTATCTGTGACCTGTTGAAGAGTGACGTTTGAGAGAATACCACCGTCACCTTTAAAGAACCCGGACGTTGTTTCTATATTTCCGGATGTGATTGTTAAGTTGTTCTGTGCTATTATGTTACCGTAGACGTGTAAATCTATGACATTAGAAGAATCGGGTACGATTTCAGTATCTGACGCACTATTTAATGTATATCCGATCATCATTTCATTTTCATCGCCTCGGAACGTTATGGTTGGGTTTGCATTACTATCGGGTTGTTGCATGATAATACCAATATCGGTAGACGTACTCGGGTTATTATTCGCGAGAGATATAATTGGATCTTTAAATACCGTGTTTATGGTATCAATGAATGTCGTTGTACCTTCAACCGTAAGATTACCTGAAATGATTGCATCTTCACTAACTTCTAACTTTTTTGATTTTAAATAATTCGTTGCGTTAACGTTTCCAGTAACGTTTAATATATCCGAACCTATATCGTCTACGAACAAATTTGAACCAACATCTAACGTGTGAATAGGTGAAGTATTTATTATACCAACGTTACTATTGGTTATAAACGCCGTAACAGGTGTATTGAATTCTATAGTTTTAGTCGCAGCGGCATTACCTTGTGTAATAATATTATCTAGAGTCAAATTTGATAAAAAGTAACTGTCCCCGTGGTAAAATGCGGCACTGACATTACCGGTTGTACTGAACGCGTTTATAGATTCAGTTGGATTTTGTAAAAATGTACCCGAACCTAGACTTAAACCTGTTATAGTTGGGTTATTATTAGCTAGACCGATATGATCTACTGTAATCGAATCGGTGTTTATTCTACCCGCAACCTGAATTTGATTAGTCACACTAGAATCTATTAAAACAGACGGACCTATTCGCACTTCACCTCCATCAGTTACGTGAAATTCTGAACCTACATCGAGTGCGTGTGCGGGATTAATATTTGATATACCTACATTAGAACCAGGTAAAGTTGTAAATGCTGTTGTAACATTAGCAAAGTGTGGTACGGAACCTGTTATAACATTACCTATTAATGACGCAGCTTCTAATGTTATACCTCCTAAAAGTGAGGTTAAAACACCTGTATCTACAACTTCTTTTGTTTCGGAATTATACCCTATAAAAGTTGCACCTCCTACATCTGCCTGGCGTAGTGGTGTCATATATATAGTTCCCGGTGTAGATGCTTCTATATCAACGTTAGATGCATTAAATACAATCGTGTTTTCAGCCTGGTTGTCCATAGCGTTTTTACCAAACCGAATTTTGGTAGACCGCTCGATGGTAGGTATGTTTTTAACCATTTAATATAGGTACGTATTTTAATTTGCATAGATGAGACCAGCCATACCATTTTCTATACGAAGTATGTTATAGTTTACGGCATATATAGGATCATTTATGACCATGGTCTGACTAACCACCTTTGCTGAATCTAAACGACTAAAATTGAGTGTTCCTGTCGGCTGGAGTGAACTTGTTGATAAACAAAAACAGTATAAGAAGAAATCTGGTGATGTGACGAAATTTGTATGGTAATAGTTCATAACATCTATGAAATGCGGTTTCGCCCATTTAAAATTACCAATATCTAACCCGTTTATTTCGATTTTAATTTTATTTGTTGTAGACGTTAAAGCACCTTCAGTTGTTGTATCTGAAGATGCAATATACTTAACTGGGTGGTTAAACGTCAATTCTTGAACTAATTCATTGGATGGAATACTTTTTTGAACCTGTGTAATAATTAAATCGTGGTTACGGGAAACGAGATTACCGCGTTCTTCATTGTCTAAATAATAATAGTTTGAATAACATTCAAAGTTATAGTTACCTGCATCCGGGCCCCAGTATATACGTAATTCTACGTTATGGTAATGTAAAGAGACTATGGGTAAAGCACACTGTGGACCTTCACAAAAAAAGAATCTAAATGGATAAAAATACGAGCGTGCGCTTACACCTGGGTGTGTACCTATAGCACTTTTTGATACGTTCGTTGCAAATGTATCAATAGCTATTTTTTCGGTAAAGATAGCGTCTTGTGTATCTATGACTTGACCACCAATAAGAAGTTCAACTTTATCTATGAGTGTATCCCATCTTTGAATATCGAGTGCTTGTGTGTTATTGTCTATGGTAAGGTACGTGTACCCTAATAAATCACCCGTTCGGTCAAACCGAATAGATGACATGGAATTGCCTTTCACAGCCCCTTGTATTGTCTGTTTTTCGACGGACTGTGAAAAGTTAGAATGCCTTTTAAACGTTGATGTAAAAAAAGATATTTCTGGTTCACCCATAATGTATTCATCTTGAGCACCTATGGCGATGAGTTGAACAATACCAGAAGACATTTATAATAAGAAAAGTTTAAAAATATGCGTTATTTACTGCCCTGTAACGAATGGTAAATTTTTTTGTTTACATACGAATTTAAAAATAAAAAAGTTATCATCTGTACCCTGTATAGTATTACCATCTTGGTTAAATAATGTAAATGTTAATCGGTCTATTTTTCGTATAGGTGTTGAATATTGTTGAACGACTGGGTAGTTATCTTTGAAAATAATTTGCGATACTGTGCCACCACCACTTATCAAACTTCCAAATGAGTTGTTTACTTTAGATATAACTTCCTGATTTTCATACCCATAAATATTTGATGTTCTTTGTGAATAATTCGTATCGAGTTCGTTCACAGAAATATAACAAACGTTAGAATTTGTAGTTGTAATTTGTGCAGCTACAAGTCTCGCCTGAACAATATTTTCTAGTGTTTGTTGAAGATGAACAGTAAACGTATTCTTACTTAACTGACCTATAGTATCAACTGTAATCGTATGATACTCGTGTTCGAAATCAGGTAAAGATGACTGACTAGTCACTAAAGCCATTTATATATACCGGAGATTTTACTTCATCTTATAACCCGCTTGTTCCTGGACGAGTTTTTGGCCGTTGCATACACCACCAACACTATTCGAATAGTAAGCGGTTTTCAAACATTCTTCCGATGATGGAATGTCAAACAACGAACCCGTGTTTACAGTTTCGATTTCAATTTCTTTGCCCTGGTATCCACTGGTACGAAACATCGTGAGGACACACAAAAGGAGTACGACTATAAGCATAGCTCGAAGAGTATTTTTGTTAGTGGAGTTAAGTTTCATTTATATTGAAACAACATTTTTTATAAAGTGCGTTAAAGAGAATAGAATAGTTTCAATATAAAGAGTAATGGACGGAGAGATTATTCTTGATCGTAGAGATACAAATATCATGAAACTTGATGATAACGAACAGGCTTTGATGAATGAAATAGAGATTGAAGTTCCTAGATCTCAGCCTGTGAAAAAACAAATTACGCGTATGAAGACGCAGTTTACGCCACCTCAACCACAGGTGTTTCAGGAAGACATGGATTCATTTGTTAATCCAAACAAACAAACACCCCAGTCGGCACCGGCTATTCAGGAAGAACCAGTCGACTATGGTGAATACGAAGATGACGAACCTGAGATGGACTACGGGGGAGGAGGTGGTGGGTATGCCGTGGAGGAAGAAGAAAAACCATCCCCTGGTTTTAAAACAATAGACGAAGAGAAAGCCGATTTAGTTAATAAACTCGGACGTCTGGAAAAAAAGGGGTTTACTGTAAACAAGCGTTTGAATGTTTATTCCCCTATAGATGAACTTAGAAACGAAGTTAAGCGAATTACATATAGTATAGATGTTGATAAATCAATTAAGTTTTCGAGACGTATGCTTATCGCGTGTACGACAGGTCTTGAATTTTTAAATAAGAAGTATAACCCATTTGAGATTCAACTCGATGGATGGTCTGAAAATGTTATGGAAAACGTCGACGATTACGATGAGGTTTTCGAGGAGTTATACGTGAAGTATAGAACAAAAATGCACGTTGCACCAGAAATCAAACTTATTATGATGCTTGGTGGTTCGGCGATGATGTTCCATTTAACGAATAGTATGTTTAAATCCGTCATGCCAAACATGAATGACGTGATTAAACAAAATCCGGGACTCGTTCAGAACATGATGACCGCGGTTCAGAATACGGTTCCAAAATCTCAGCAACAACAAACACCTGAAACCGGTGAACGACGCGAAATGCAGGGACCCGGTTTCGACATTTCGAGTCTTATGGGTAACATTATGATGCCACCAACACCACCTATGAATACGACGAGTATTGCACCACAGGAACCACCGAGTGTAGACGACGATGACGACGACGTTTCGGATATAGCTGAAGCTCCAACGGAAGAAGGTGAAGGTGAAGACGGCGATGTTCGTGAAGTGAAAGTTTCTCAGACCAAGGGTAAACGCGGGCGAAAGAAAAAGTCGGTCGAAATTAATTTGTAAAATATAGTATAAATGATAGGTTACTGTCCTTTAGACGAAGATCCTATTGAAAGACCGAGGCCTTCACAACAGGTATCAGTCCCAGTCCAGGAGAATCGTAAAAATTCTACTGGTAGAGAAGAAGATACCGAGTGTAATTACGTCGTGTTGTTTTTCATTGCGGGTGTTATTGCCCTAGCGATCATGGATTCATTTCCACGAAAGTAAGTAAACTTTCTACCATTGTGACTTTTTCCAGAATGGTAAAAATTAGTTATTTTCAAGTACAGAAACGCGTGCTAATAAATCGGCGACTTGTGTTTCGAGCGTTGCGACCTTTGTTTTTTCAGTCTGTAATTGTCTATCAACTTCCTGTAAAGCGGCAGTTGAAACTGCCCATATAGCATCTTTATTCAAACTATGAAAATCAGATATACGTTCACCTTTTATAAAAGCGTTCGTAACATTACTAAACTCTTCGGTATTTTCTATTGTTATAACATTACTTCCAGAAAATGAAAGTACATTACACGTTAAGGTAGTATCATTATCCGTGATAATATTTATAATAGATGTATTTGATAAACTTAATCCTTCGACGGGTGCATCTAAATGAAGTTCGAGAACGTTGCTATTTTCAGTAACAATAACGTTAGAGTTTGTATATATGTTTGGAATATCACCTTCACCTATCGTAACCGCGTACGGTAAAACGTTTGCGACTTCTTGGGCTATAAAACCGTAAACATTACTTGTACCTCTCTCTACTTCGTCAATGTAATTATACATTTTTGGTTCGAGAAGACGGATTTTGTCGAGTGCAGAACTATCGTTTATATCAGTTATATTCTTTTTTATACGCTTATCTGAAAACGCAAAAAATCCTAGTGAACCTATATGATTTGATGCATATATAGACCACTGTGGTCCATATTGTGTATATGATAACGAAGAATCATTTATACGAAAGAATCTATAATAACCGTATGTACCACCTACATACCCACCAACAGTTAAACTAGCATTTATAGAGTTTGTTCCTATACCAACTTTACCTGTTGTATAGTATAAGTCTGTACCTGACTGTGTCCAATAACTACTACCACCACTAGAAATTGTCTTCCACGTTGGTACACTACCTGCTCCACTCGATGTAAGTACTTGTCCAGGTATACCTGCACTACCATTTACATTTAATTCACCAGTAAAGTTTATATCACCATCGACATCTAAATGGTAAATTGGGTTTGGAGTTCCTATACCTACGAAACCTGATATGTAGTATATGTCTGAACTTGTTTGTGTCCAGTATCCCCCACCACCTCCACCAGAAACTGTTGTCCAAGTTGGTGAAAATCCCGGTCCACTCGATGTAAGTACTTGACCGATAGTACCTACAGTACCATTTACACTTAATTCACCCGTAAAGTTTATATCACCCGAAACGTCGAGATCATATCCCGGTAAACTTGTTCCTATACCCACATTACCGGTATTATAATAAACATTTGGAGAAGTTCCGTAAAATCTAATTTCATCTATTTCTATATCATTATCAAAGTAAACAGTAGTACCCGTTCGAGGGTCAGTAGATGAACTAAAATATTCCATATCTTCACAAACTAACCTAAAATAGGAATAAGCAACTGTGTTAATAAACGATATAGTTGTGTATTGTCCTGTTGTATATATTTGATTCGTAAAACCATGTATTTCTGTCCAGGTGGATCCATCGTTACTTCCTAAAAGTTTACCAGTTCTGGGACACTGCTCATTACTAGTAGAATAAGGTAAAATATCTATTTTATTTATAACTGTACTAAATGGTGTTTGTAACTGTACCCAATCCCCATTTACTGTTAAACTTCCATTATATGTTGTAGATGTAGTACCATTGTAATAACTACCAGTAGAACTTCCTAAATAATTACGACTAGTTGCCCAAAAAGTTGACGACGATGCATCAAATGCATTCCATCCTTCGTTACCTATACCTAGATTTGAACTATCCGATACTGTATACCCGCCCGAACTCGATGAAGTCATTGTTGAAGAGGGTAATGATATAAGTCTACTCCAAACTCTATTAGTCCAAGATGGTGTTGCTCCACTTGATGTAAGTACCTGATCGTATGTACCTACATTACTATTTACACTTAATTCACCTGTAAAGTTTACGTCACCAACAACATCTAAATTGTAATTTGGTGATGTTGTTCCTATACCTATTTTACCGGTATTATCAATTTTCATATTCAAGTTTAATGTAGCAATTTGACCATATATATTGATATCATACCAATGCGCGCCACCTACACTAAGGGATTCAACAATAATTAAAATCCTATTATATGGATCTTCAGTAACCACATTAGGTGTTCTAGTATAAATAGTGTTGTAGGTAGAAGATGTTCCCCATTCGTATCCCTTATCACCTGAATCATGTATAAGATAATACTCTATACCATCATTACTACCAAATGTATATGATCTTCTAGGTAATTCACGATTTCTAAAACAAAATATTTCTAATTCAGTAACAAATATTGGATTTGGTAGTATAAGTTCTATCCATTCACCTTTATACCCAGAAACCTTTTCCGTTGTTCCTACATATAAACCTCTAAGACTATAATCATAAGCGGTATAATAATCACTATAACCACTTATTCCCCAATGTTCATTATCACTTGTATTATCATTAAAGGCTTTATACGCATTTGCGGTATCACTTGATGCGTTTACGATATAACCACTACTTGAATTACCACCTAATGCAACTGTTGGATATGCGACTGTACTATCTATAGTATATTCCCCTAGTTGTATAGGACTTACTGATATACCCGCTTGATTATCGAATTTCATAATATCCATATTTACAATATGATTTAAATCAATACCCTTTATTTCTGTACCTTTACCTATAAAACCCTGTGTACACTTAATTTTTCCATCTACGTGTATAACTTCGTATGGCTCAGATACATTTATACCTAACATACCAGCTCCACCTGTGTTTCTATGCATAACAGCACGTATATCTTCTTGTGTTCTATCAAAACCCGCATTTAAATCAAATGCTATTTGACCACCTTTTAAACGTATTCTATCTGGACCAAACATCCATTCTGGCGGTAAGATTATACCACCACCCGTGTTCTGAATTTTGTTATCATTACCTTTAAATATTAATAATTCGGCTCTTTCTTCACTATCGTATACTCTGTTTTCTATAACTGTAAGGTCATAAGAGTTGTCAGCTTTTGTACCACCAAAAAATAAACTTTTTGTACTCTTACTTGAATCGTCTTCGGTACCAATCGATATACCAGTTGCCTGAACATACCCACCTACCGTTACATTACCTTTAACAACCATGGACTGTTTAATGTTATATACCCAAATATTCGAAGAACCGGTTGTAATTGTAGATTGGGAACCAGCCACAGATGTAGTTGCACCACCTATATAGGTTATTTCATTTACATTAAACGCATTTGGTCTAAAGACATTAGCATCAGTAGGCGATTCTGCTAATTTATGTTCGGAAATGCCAAAAGGTATAATTTCACCTTCACCATCTATAGAAATGGATTCACCGACTGCCCATTGCCAATTTTCCCAATGATCAGATGCATTCCATGATCGATCAATAACTTCGACATTTTCACCGGGAAAATTTACCCATTGGTCACCGTTCCAATCGTATATTAAAATTTCACCCTTAATATAACTATAAGTTTCGCAAAGACCTGGACAGCCAGTAACTATACGTCTACCGGAACCACCAAAACGTGTATTCATTCCAAGTAACATTCGTTCTCTAGGTGCAGCTATATGTTTAGTAATATATCCCATTTCTTTCCATTCCGCATCAATTGGGTCCCAATCTAGTGTAAATATTCTACCAGACATGTATTGTGGAGCAGAGGTCGACGTACCGTAACTTCCAGGAGCACCGGCTAATATACGTGTTCCATTTCTATTTATATCTACAGACGTACCGAGTGCATCTAACCATCTAACACGAGTAGGGTTTGAATCTTTCCAACCTATAACAGTTGCTCCTATAACAGAAGTCATGGATACGTTACTCGTCCATGTTGTACCACCAGATAGAACTGTAAAATTATCATAAACATGCGCATTACCCGTAAACGGAAATTCGTAATCTGTCCATTCACTGTATGCACCAGTTACTCTTTGGTCCGGTGTATACCAAATATTTCTTATTGCTGGTTCGCCTACTATTATCTTATCACCTATATCTGTTATACCCAGAGAGTACCCAAAGTAAAAACTTTTCCATGAGTCTGGTATGATATTGTATGATAAAGTTCCAGAAGGTGAATTTAAAGTTTGTTGTAAAGTATAATTTGTACCGTCCCATTTATATATATAAACTTTACCTTCGGAAACGACGGTTCTAAATTGGGTATGTCCAGAATAAGATAGGTTATACGGACGTTGTGTGTTATAAAAAGGTGCACCAACAACTAATATATTACCATCATATGGTGATAATGCAACGGAGTGCCCAAACCCTCCTGTTTGAGATACAGATGCACCTCTTTGTGTCCAACCATTTCCCGAACTATCTTTCGTAAATACACGAGCATAACCTGTTATGGTACTTACAGAACCAAACCACGTCGCAGGTGCGCCTATAGCTACCATTTCCGCATTATCTGTTCCATCGAGTGATCTACCAAAATCTTCGCTTGGATTTACAGTAATAAAATGTAATCCCAATATATATAAGAATGGAGTATTCTCCCAAACGTGTCGAGTACGCCTATCTGAAAATACAAACGCAAAATATGTATATGTGGTACTCATTGTAACATCAGCATATCGTCGTGAATCACTGAACGACAATGCGTCATATGTATAATTACCTAAATTCGTCCAATTAGAATCGTCATTACTTCCTAATAGAGTAAAATTATTAGGAGATGTCCAATAATTAAACACTCTAAATTCAAACCTATCAAATTGAAATGGAGTTGAAAGTTGCAATTTTAACCATTCACCGGATACACCTCCTAAACTACTAGTACCAATGTATGTACCTGGAACCCATGTACCACCAGACCATCCAGTAGGTTCATAGAATGGATAAAGGTCGGGAGACTTCCACAATTGACCAAGCGAATTCACATAACCAAGATTGAGACCAAACGCCTTGTATGCATCTGTACTATTTGTAGATGCAGATGTTGTATAAGTTATACCTGAAAATTGAGTGGAGTTGCTAGTTAATAGACTTTCTGGATAATTCTTAATTCCATTACGATTTGGATCGCCTGTGATCGTGTATTCGTGAAACCACGATTTAGACGTTTCGTTATAAATGTACACATTACACAAATTATTTAAAGGTTCCCCGGTGAAAACTCTTTGAATTGTACCCTTTATACCCCTTGATAATTTAGAAGATGAAGGTACCCAGTATCTTAACGTATCAGCGTGTCGTACGTCACTGATATAGGCTGTATCAGTTGCCCCCGTATTAGTAGAATTTACAGATGCTGCAGACATATTCTATTTTAAGTAAATATATTATGTTCTACGCCATTCCGCAGATAGTACATTAACCGTTGAAATAGATATATTACGCGACGCTTCAGATGTAATCGATGATGCGGTTACACCAGTTAAATTAGAACCATCACCCCTGAATGAAGTTGCAATTATATCATTAGTTGAATACACGTTACCCCTTATAACAAGTTTATCTATACCATCGTCTATAATTGAAACGTTTGAACCTATATCGAGTGTATGTGTAGGCGCCGTATTTGCAATACCAACGTTACCACTAGTATAGTATATCTCTGTACCTGTACCAGTTGTCCATACACCACCCCCACCTCCACCTCCACCAGAAACTGTCGTCCACGTTGGTGCACTACCTGGTCCACTCGATGTAAGTACCTGTCCAGATGAACCTACACTACCATTTACACTTAATTCACCTGTAAAGTTTATATCACCCGCAACATCTAAAAGGTAAGCTGGGTTTATAGTTCCTATACCAACGTTACCTGAATTATAGTATACGTCTGTACTTGACTGTGTCCAATAACTACTACTAACTGTTGTCCAAGCTGGTGCACTACCCGGTCCACTCGACGTGAGCACCTGACCAGATGAACCTACACTACCATTTACACTTAATTCACCTGTAAAGTTTGATGTACCTGCGACGTGGAGTTTATAATTTGGATTTGATGTTCCTATACCAACGTTACCATTATTATAGTGTACATTCGTACCCAAAGTTGACCATACAGTACTACTAGTACTACCACCCGATACTGTCGTCCAAGTTGGTGCACTACCCGGTCCACTCGACGTGAGCACCTGACCAGATGAACCTACACTACCATTTACACGCAATTCACCTGTATTGAGTATTGCTAATCTTTCCGAATCTGATGTACTGAAGGTAAGGTTATTATTACCTAAAGCTGATAAACCTCGTGATTTTATAAAACCGTCGGCTATTATGACTTGATCCGGTGGACCTTCGTTGTATAGATCAGTGGCCGTGTTATAATCCGGTACAACTCTCTTACCTGCGTAACTACTACCATCGGTAGCTATATAATGTTTAAAGTTACCAATTGCATAATCACTTGTACCCGGATACCCTGTTTGAAAACCTGCACCTCCAGGTATGTTACCAAAATATGCATCGTCCATAAAAGTTACGGAATAGCGAGTTATGTTACCATAAACATCAGTATCCCATAAATCAGTGACACCTACTCCTTGTGCAGTTAGAGTTTGTGATATACCATTTATCCATAGCTGTGTGGTCGCCGTACCACCATTACCCGGTGTATTATCGTATTTAACGCATATATGATACCATTTGTTCTGATCAAATGTGTAGGATGTTAAATACGTACCATAACTTGGTGCGTTTGTATATTTTATCATAAAACTCGAAGATGTAACTATATGGGAGATACTATCACTAATGCCAGCTTCTGGGTTTTTTTGACCAAATATCGTATTATTGAAAAAAGTCTGTGATTTTAGTGGCATAAACCAATATGATATTGTATTTATACCTTGGTTAACAACTCCTAGTTGATCACCGGTTATAGGGCAATATACTGACATAAGTCTACCGTTTGCATAATCAATATGACTTGAATTAAAAACTAAAGCTTTATAGGTATCATTATACGCCGACCCTCCTGAATGTAATGTTAATTTTAATTGGTATCTATGCTTTGTCGCAATGTAAGTTTTATTATAAAATTGCCACCACGGATTTCTTTCGTGTGCTTCATTTTTACAATAAGTAGTACCAGTTTCCTCGAAAAAACATTGTTTAGACATGGTATTGTAATGTGTAGATAAACCATCAACTATTACATTAGACGATTCATAACTGTTTATAAAAAGTTTTCCGCCTTGTATATCTTGTGACCCTGCAACTACAAGTCTATGATTGATAAGAGGATCTGCGTGTGTATTTGGGTTTTCGTGAGTTTTATCCAATCTTTTATCGGGGTAGAATGTAGTTATATCTAATCCAGCATTTTCTTTGATATCAGTATCATCAAATTCGGGTACGCCTATACCAACGTTACCTAAACCTGTTAATGTTAATCTATTATAAATTCCACTTGCTTCTTTTAATGTTTTAGAAAAATCCTGACCTGCAGGGGACCATACCTGTCTACGTGCGTCCACTCCTGTGGGATTATTTTCAAATACCATACCCTCTAAACATATTGTTGGTGCTTTTATCCGTATTCTATCTGGACCATGTGTATTAGATCCTCTTACATGCCCCGATTTGTATATTAATAATTCAGTTTTATGAATGTCACCCGTATATTGTGATGTGTTTTGTATGGATGATTCGAATAAACCATTTTCCGTGACTGGATCATTAAAAATGAGTTTTCCAGGGGTAGTATTCGCATCTAGATAAGATGTGTCACCACCCAATGTTAAACTTGTACAGTCTAGATCACCACCTAAACTTGTTTTTCCTAACATTTTTATCGTTGGTGGGAACCGTTTAAATGTAAATACAGTTGAACCAGTTGACCAACTACGATCTGAACCTGTTTGTCTATTTGCGTTTGCGTATAACGTTCCAAAATAATATAAAGCCGAAAAGATTACAAATTCACCATTTTTTGATATTGATGTAGGTAAACCACCAAATTCTTTACTTTCCGAATCTTCATGGAAATTAACCCAGTTTATACCGTTCCAATCCATTAAATTATATGAACTTGGACCCGCACCATTCCCATTATTACCAGGACTTCCTTGGGATACGATTTGCCAAGCAACTGTACTCGGGTCATTATAATCCCAATATACGGTATCTTCCACAAACCCATTACCAATTACAATACGCGTACCATCGTAATTCATGTGTAAAGTAGCTCCGAACCCTATTGATGTATTTACTATTGGTTTTTCGGTCATAAAAACATATTGTAGATCTGATGAAGTCGACGTTTGTTCCCATTTTGCACTAAAAAAACATTGTCTACCCGGAGCTGAAGCAGCTATTATACTACCGTCTTTGTTTATAGCAACACTGTGTCCAAATGCAGGTAGTGTGCGTATTTTTGTTCCTCCATTTTCTACTAAATGATTGGTAACTCTCTTAATATTTGAAAATTCGGAGGATTGTGTTTCGACATAGTCGGGGAATGGTATATTTTGAGTTCCCCATGGCATGGCACGTATGTTCCAATTCGTATATCCTCCTTGCCATGTTGCAGGTTCTTCGTATACATGTACCATACCCATATCATACATGGCAGTACTAGATGTTTGTACTGATGGATTAAACGCTCCAGGTGAACCAATTATAGCAACTTTACCATCTCCAGATAATTTACACGAATACCCAAATGCATTTGTACCACCTAACATAGTAAGAAGGGTTATTGCTGAGTCTTTGGGCCAGCTTACAATTTCAACTTTGGGGTATTGACCCGGATTTCCAATAATAAATCTAGTATCATCATCATCAGCTATATCTACAGATGCACCAAAAAGATCCGGAAATTGAGGCGAAATATAACTTGGTGATCCAAAATTATTTTTACGTTGTGTCCAATTTCGTCTATTTTTATCGGTTGTATCAAAGACATAAGCCCTGTTATTTCCTCGTGAACCTATTATCAAAGTATCACCTGCTGCATCTATAGCAATTGTAGATCCAAAATATGTTTGAATAGTAGGGTTTCCGTCGGGATCACTTATTATTGATCGAAATGTAGTACTTGTTGCATTGGATGTATATACAAATACTTTTCTGTTAGCACCGATTGCAAATACAGTACCTGTATTATTTATAGCTGAACACCAACCAAAAGTGCTGTCGGTAATCATAGGTGCACCGGCCATACTCAAGTTATCATATTCTGAAGGGTAAAGTTGAGGTACAAGTTCTCCAGACATTCTAATATATCAGTATATATTTAATTAATCTGGATTATCGTAAGCACTTTGTGTTTTACTACCTATACCAAAATTTATAATCGTATTATTTCTTTCTCCTTGGATAGATATACCCGAAATATTACCCCCGTATCCTATGAATCCGTTTTCTGATGAAGTATAAATATCACCCGCGACTGATAATTTATGATTAGGGTTTGTATTAGATATACCAACGTTACCCGTTGTATAATATATATTTAAACCTGACTGTGTCCAATAACTACTACCACCACCTCCACCAGAAACTGTTGTCCACGTTGGTGCACTACCTGGTCCAGTCGATGTAAGTACTTGACCAGATAAACCTACACTACCATTTGCATATATTGCGTTTGTAAAGTTTGACGTACCTGCGACGTGAAGTTTATAGTTTGGATTTGTTGTTCCTATACCAACGTTACCATTAGTATAGTATATAGATGAACCTGACTGTGTCCAGTATCCCCCACCACTTCCACCTGAAGCTACTGCCCAAGATGGTAATCCCGAACTCATCGTAAGTACTTCACCGTTGTTTCCAGCGGATAATACAGAAAGAGTTGTGGGTCCAACTGCATAGAGTAAATCACCTACCGTATAACTTGTTAAACCTGTTCCACCTCGGTTTACGGGTTGAATTTCGTTTTCTAGTGTATTTATACGAGCAACGTTACTATTTAAATTTGAAGTTGTTGCGACGACATTGAAGTCTACTGTCCATGTTACTGCAGAAGACCCGTTGTAATTTCCACCACTCAAACCAGAACCCGCGGTAATACTATAAGGACTTGCTGAACCAACTAGAGACACGTCTGCCCATGTAGGTATACCGTTATCATTTTTGAGAAAGTAACCTTGTGTACTTGAACTTGCCGCTAAATTTGTAAAACTTGATGTTCCATTTGCATATATTAAATCACCACTTACAAAACTTGTTAAACCCGTTCCACCCCTGTTTACAGGTTGAATTTCAGTTTCTAATGTACTTATTCTCGATGAATTACTGGTTAAATTCGTTTCTAAATTACCTATTCGAATAACATTATTTGTAAGATTATTTGTGACGGTCGTAATTCTAGTCGAATTATTGGTTAAATTCGTTTCCAAATTACCTATTCGAATACCATTATTGGTTAAATTCGTTTCTAAATTACCTATTCGAATAACATTATTTGTAAGGTTATTTGTGACGGATGTAATTCTAGTCGAATTATCGGTTAAATTCGTTTCTAAATTACCTATTCGAATACTATTATTGGTTAAATTCGTTTCCAAATTACCTATTCGAATAACATTATTTGTAAGATTATTTGTGACGGTCGTAATTCTAGTTGAATTATTCGTTAAATTCGTTTCCAAATTACCTATTCGAATAACATTATCTGCTAATTCTGTATTCAAAGCGATACCCGAAAGTTTTGTACCATCACCAAAATATTCAGACGCGTACACATTCGTTCCAACAACAATATTACCATATGTTTGTAAAGATGTAGCTGTATTTGTTAAAATAATTTTATTTGTACTTGTCGAATTAACGTCTGTAACCTGTTGAAGATTACCAACAGAACCACCTACACCTGGTATTCCGAATAAACCACTACCGTCACCTACGAATTTTGCGGGTGATTGCAAAATAATATCTATAGTTGCTACATTATCATTTTCTAAAGCATCTTGAAGTGTAGACGCAGTTCCACCAGCACCTTTATACTTTTGTATGTTACGACCCGTGACACAACAAGGCATTCTTATAAATACAGATGATTATTTTTAGGGTAAAACGAGGCATTTCCCTGTATTGAATACGTTGGGTTCATCATCCTTTTTCATATTTGGAATTTTAAAACCACCTTGCCTGTACACTTTGAGACGTTTATTATACATGGCATGACAAATAGACCATTGATCGAAAATATCGTAAATGTGAGGGTTGTTCTTTTTACCATGCGTTTCACGCATGATTCGTCCTATAGATTGAACGATATCAGACTTAGGTGTTGCAAGTATAACCGTATCGAGTGAAGGTATATCAAGACCTTCATGTGCTTGACTAAACGTCGCGAAAATGATTTGTTTTTTACTCGATTCGGTTAATTCAGCTTCTTTCATACCTCCCATGTACAAACCAGACGTTTTCTTGAAACTTTGGTGGAGTACTTCACAGTGGTGGCGACGATCGCTTAAGACGAGAACCTGACGCGTTCCTTTAATAATATTTTTTATAAGGTTTAGTATAACGACGTTTCTTGCGCGATCTTCGGTAAGTTCGGTAATCATAGTTGCTAATGAAAGTTTTCCGAAACGTGTACATGGTGGTGGTTCTTGGAATCGTGGACATGTATATTCAATTGGAAACACTTCGACCTGTTTTTGATTTTCACGCTCGACGGCAAAGAATGTTGGTCCCATGAACCAATGTAAAACTTTCGTGAGACCATCTTTACGTGTAGGCGTTGCCGAAAGACCAAATACGTGTTTGGGACACATTTTGAATAGGGATTGGGAAAACACTTTAGCGCATATATGGTGTGCTTCATCAACAATCAAAGTTCCTATCGTGTCAAAATCGTTAAACGAGTACTCTTTTAACGAAAGTGATTGGAGCATAGCAATGACAAAATCACACTCCGTTTCTTTTTTGTCTTGTTGGACTATACCTATGGACGCACTGGGACAAAACTGCTGGATACGTTCACGCCATTGGTTTGCTAAGAATTCTTTGTGAACAACAATCATGGTTCGGTATCCGAGTTTACACGCTATGGCCAGGGATACGGTCGTTTTACCAAACCCACACGGAAGTGAAAGAACGCCGTGTCCGGCTTTGAGTGCAGCCGCCAAAGCATCGTTTTGATGTGTTTCGTCACGTAATTTTCCATTAAACTTGGTTGATATTTTTACTGGTTCCGGGCGACGATCTTCTTTTGCTTTACCAAACTTTTCTTCACCGTAAAATCGAGGAACACATAGACCCGTTTTCGTTTTTCTGAATACCTTAAAGGGAGGCGGAGGAAACCCAAATTCCGTATTTACAACGGCGCGAACAGTAAGTTCGTTTTTGATTTCTTGTGTCTCTCCTGTGAGATATCCCGAACGCGTGAGTGACATTAATAAATACACACTTTTAAACTTTATGTACGTTAAAATATATTAAAGAATATTAGTACTAATATTATATAAATAATGGTTTGTATGAATATAGAAAATAATATTACAAAGATGACAGAACAGGTCGAAAAAATGCGTGAAGAAGTTTTAAGACTTGAAGGTAGTATTAGAATGTTAATGGCATTAAAAGAAGGTGGATTAAAAGAGATTGATTTACCAGATGTTAAAGATGAAGAGAAAATAACTGAAGTAAACTAATTTAGATATTTTTAATATACTTCAATACCCACGAGTATCCACTGTGTTCGTGAGCATTCCAAACACCATTAAATTGAAGTTCGGTTTGAACTAGGTCTCCTTTTACAAGTGATTGAACAGGTTTATCACCGTCTACGTTACACATGACGCGTCGGTATCTGAACGGGACTTTTACTTTTAAAACGTTACCTTCTAACGGATCGTCGAGTTTATCGGGAAAAAGTATTACATCAGACTTATTAGCATGTAAACCGAGAATATAATCACGAACTTTATTGGGAATAGTCAATTTTATATACTTTTTTTCATTGTATTCATACATGGGTTCGTAAACCGTAGCCTCAACCGAGTATGTCATAATAAACTATATAAAACTGTACCTTTTAAATAACATTTTAATCTTTTCGTGTATATGTAATTATTAATAATAAAATTACGGTAATTAGTATTATATGTGATATTAATATTGGGTGTAAAGATGGTCTCGTTTTAAATTCTTCATGACAAAATGTTCGACCAACTTCAATGGCGGCTTCGATGCTTGAATATGGTGTTTTTCTTTCGGACATCATACCACATAAAGCAACTTTAGAACATTTACCGTAAAATGGAACTTGACCGTATAAACTCAAAACACCTGATGATTGTTCAAATACCCATTTTCCATCCACCCAATTTACACCCCATCCTATACGAACATCTTTCGGTTTAGGTAATTGTAACTGTTCAATAACTTTACGTTTAAGTGTTTCGGGGTCACACGATAAAACTTCATCCGTTAAATTGCATATAACACACGATACTGTTTTATTGTCACTCAAAACAACGGGTTGTATATTAAATTCAGTTTCCACGGCATATTCTATATCAGTTTTTGGTAAATATACTGGTATATCGTAATCAAGTAATATATTTATACAACCATATGTACTGTTACCAATTTTTTTATGTGCTTCTTTACCCCAATTTTCACCTATAAGTTTAAGAGCTTTACTATTATCTACACACAAAATGAGAAGACCGTCGTTTATTACAGATTTATTTGTAAAAAAAGCTTTATACGTATCACCTTTATACTTTACTTTTTCAAGTTCCGTGTTAAACATAAACTTTGCACCTTTTTCCAAAAGTGCATTTTGCATTTTTTCCGACATTTCTCTTCCCGAAACTTTCTGTACATATTGTCTTGAAAGACCTACGTTATCAAAACTTTTTACAAATTCAAATGCAGACATCGTTTCCCAATCTACACCGTCTATTATTAAAGGTAAAACCTGGAGTATCTTTTCACCGCGTTCCGATAATTTACCCAATGCATTTTTGAGTGGTATTTTTCTATATTTATCTGGTTGTGATAAAACTCGTGTAGCGAGTGAAGCTAATGTTGTATAGTCTTTTAAGTTTAAATATTTGAAAATTGTAGTGTATACACGAGTATCTGCGGGTTGAAACATATCATCCCAGGATATACCCATTTCTTCAAATAAACTGTTCGTGTTTACAAAGGCATTATTAAATACAATACGATGCGCGTGTAAATCTCTTTTTGGACCTTTCGGTTCCCACCATGAACCACCTGCGGATTCTTTACGATCGTATATAATGACTTCGTGATCAGTTGACCTGAGAAGTTCCCATGCGACTGACATACCCGTTGGTCCGGCACCTATTATATGAACACGCATTTATAATAACATACGAAAAAATTATTTTATTTAAAATATAAAATATCTTGAGTAAGATAATAAAATATTAAAAGTAAGAACGTAAATAATGTTTGTGTGTCGAAATATTGTGTACCCATAAATAATATAAATAGGTTCAAAAGTATATGCATCGGAAACGGTTTTTCAGGGCCGTACTTTGTATAAAATCCATACGTCGCACTTCCAGAAAGAAGAAGTGCGTTAATAGCTGATGAGTATGATGGATTGTATAAAAACCAAGTGGTGTATAAAATTGCCGTGTACGATATAAATATAGATCGTCTAAAAAACTCTTTTGGGGAATCGACTATACGTAACGGTTTCTTTTCCATGAGTCTCGATTCCCAATGCGGACCAAGTATCAGGTACGAAAAATATAAAGTTAAAAACACACGCCACATTTATTATATGTACAGATAATAAGATGGTGTTGGTGGCATGTCTTGCTAAAAATACACCCATACGAATATTACCACAAAAACAAAAACAAAAGACATGGAAGTTTGCTGCCGAATTTTTATGGCGTAGACAATTTGAAAAAGATCAGGTAAAGTTTGGGAAATGGACAAAAGAGCAGCT